ATACACCTATGTCGGCATGTTCGCCTACGTGCAACAGCGTCACTTCCGCGCCGTTCTTGGAGTTGATCGTCCCCGGCACACGAAGAATACGGGCGGCGTCGGCTGGCACCGCAACGTCGATCTGGAACCGTTGCGCAATGCACATCTGCTTCAGGTGGTTGGCGATGGGTTGCCACTCATCCTTGGTGATGGCCTTGGTCAGCGTCCAGTAAGCATGAATCCCCCTACCGGAATCGACCAGCGTAGGTTTCGGCAGCTTGTTCGCTGCGCAGAACTCCCGCAACGCTTGCAGCCCTTCGGTTTGCGAGTTGTACGGCTTACTGTACCCACAGTCGATGTCGAGCCAGAACGCTTTGAAATGTGTGGCGTTGGCTTGCTTGCGCACCCCCGCCGAATCGAATTTGGCGCACCCAAAGTACACATCGCACCCCAGCGCCGCTAATTTATCTACTACACCGCTAACCTCCTCCAGAGTCTCCACAAAATGCTGCTTCGGCATTCCCCGATTCAGCCCCATGATGCAATACCACCCTTCGTCGGGTAGTACATGCGCAAGCAAGTCTGTGTTCGCCATGTTTGGGGGAAAAAAAGGCAGCTAGGTATTCCTAGCTGCCTGTTGAAAGGAACGTCCGATGTCTACTGCACGGAACCCAGCAGTTGATGGATAGCAGGTTCTTTGGACTTCTTGGGCTGCGCTGTGCCTCGGAACCAGTTATACACCGCCGTGCGGGAAACCTTGCAGTGCTTGGCTACCACAGCAACAGGAATGCCTTGCTTGATGCACATCCTGCCCAACCTCACACCCAAGTTCTTGATGCTGGCTTCCTTGTTGGCCTCCACCATACCGACAGAGTATCCAATCATGATTTACCCCCACTGATCCATCACGTCGGCAAGGTTCTTCTTGCCTTCCGCGACTGCGGGTTTTGCGGCTTTCTTCTTAGCCACAGGCTCGGGTTCCTCCCCGTCTTCCGATTCAGCCTTGGGTGCCGGTTTGGCCGCAGCCTTGACAGGAGCGGGGCCAGCAATCTTCTTGACACCGTCCGACTGCGCCACGGTCATCACGATGGCACGCTTGGCTTCCTCCGACTGCCCAGCCTCAACAGCCGACTCGTACTGCTCCTGCGTGACGTGCGCCACCGGACGGAAAAACAGCTTCGGCGTTGCACTATCGGTGTCGAAGTACATCTCGGTCACCATAGTGTTGATGCTGCGTCCGTTTGCTGCCAACAACTTGCAGTACTGCTGGAACGGCATGTTGTCGCCCTCGCCCTTTCCAAATAGTGACTGGGCAGGTAGGGCAAGCTGATACACGTCTCCCGTAGGATCGCCGACAACCTGCACAGCAAGACGCTGGGAGAAACGGCACGCTCGGCTGTCACCCTGTCCAGACCCTTTGATGTTGTTAGGGCAACCAGCGCAATTGCTGCTAACAGGCTCTTCGACGCTTGCATCAGGAGTCACCCCGTCGGTTGACCAGCAGGTAGGCGGCACGGCGGCGTCGGCGTTGTACGTGCCCTCGTAGAAAGTACGCGACACCTTAGTGGCGGCGTTGGCGACGATGATCTGCAACTCGCGGTTGGGGGACTTCTTGATCTCTTCCCCGTTCACCACCATGCGGAACACGTTGCCGCGAATGGAGATGCGTTTGTTGCCGGTGCCACCCGCAAGGGCTTTGGTCAGCGGATCGACTTCAGCAGTGCGCAGGAAGTCAGGGATTTGCTGCTCGAAAATAGACAGGCTAGTGCTCATGGTTTCCTCTTTAGTTGCGACGTACGGTGATGTCGTACTCGTGGTCGATGTTCAACCCAGCCGGTTTGAGGTCGGGGTGCTCATCAAGAAACTGCTTCATGTTGGTCTGGTGCACGCGCTTTTCGAGAAGCCCGAATGCGTTGTGATCGGCGATGAAGGAATACATGCTGTCCCAATCGCCCGTCCAGTACCGGCTTTTGATGCTGCGGATTGCGGTGCCGAATTTGGTCTTGATGCTTTCCGCACCCACGGTCTTGCAAGTAGCAAGAAGCTCGTGTTTGATTGCATCCAGCGAAGCTTTCAGTTCGGCGTCGTCGGCTTCGTACTTCTGCTTCAATGCGGAACGCTTGTCCCTGATCTTGACGAACGTACCGACAAGCTTGTCCACGGAGTACCGGGTCGATGCTTCTTCCTCGGATTCCGGGGTAGGCAAATCCAATGCGAGTTGATCACTCATTTAATGCTCCTAGTTATCGCCAGAAAACTACGGGTTGCGGGGGCAGGATTCGAACCTGCGGCCTCATGGGTATGAACCATGCGCTCTGCCAAACTGAGCTACCCCGCGAGAAACCAATTATAGGGACTTACTTTACTTTGTCAAGTACTTTTTATTTCGTCCCGGTACAAGTCGATTATCTTACCGTGATTATTGATGTTGTTGCGCAGCATTGAGTACACACGCTGCTCTACTTCGCTGCCGTAGATGTGCACCACCGTCATGTCGTTCTTCTGCCCCGGCCTGTCTATACGAGCGTTTGCTTGCAGGTATGTTTCAACAGACGTTACCGGGGCGTACCAGACAATCACGTTTGCAGCGGTCAACGTAAGCCCGTGCGCAACAGCTTGTGGTTGCATCAATAACACACGCGGATTAGCTTCCGTTTGGAATCTTCGAAAGATTTCCGAGCGTTTGTTCATGCTGACGCTGCCGTTCACTATGTCGCAAGTGATGTCATTTGCCGACAAGTGATCACGGAGTAGCGACAGCGTGTGCGAGAAAGGCACGAACACAAGCACCTTATAGCTCGACTCGCGTATCACTTCTTCCACCACGGCAAGCCGGTTGCTCACGTCGAATTCAAGGACACCCTGCTCGTCGGTGTAGACGGCCCCGCATGATATCTGCAACAGCTTGTTCATGTTAACAGCGGCGTTGGCGGCAGTGACTTCCTCTCCGTCTGCGCTGATAGCCATGTCTTTCTTTAGCTGCTTGTAGTACCGCATCTGCTGCGCGGTGAGTGGTGCTTCGCGCCACGACGACAGCACGGGTGGCAGATCAAGGCAGTCCTTTTTTTCAAACCGTATGGCTGGCTGCAAAGCCGAATGAACGATACGCTCGGCGTTGGGGCGGGGAACCCACCTGAACTGCGACACCTTGGCAAGCACGGAGTCGCGGAACTGCCCTAGAAATTTCGGTATGCCGTCGGGGTTCACCAGCTTCGCCAGTCCATATGCGTCCACAGGTGACTGCGCAGCGGGGGTGCCGGTCATCATCCACAGGCGTGTGTTCGGTCCTACCAGTTTGCGAAGCGCCTTCCACCGCTTGGTCATTATGTTCTTGTAGGCAGTAGCTTCGTCAACGATGATCAAGTCAAACCTGCCGTCTTCGATGACGGCGTCCTTGACGATATCCACCCCATCAGGGTTGATGATGACGAACTCGGCGTTGCCTCTGATTATGCGCCGCCGGGTGTCGCGGTCACCGTACGCTATGTCGCACGATCTATGCACAGCGAAGGTGAACAAGTCTGCTTGCCACGCCGCCTTCATGATCGACATGGGGCATATGACCAAGACTCTGCGCACCAGCTTCTTAAGCATCAGGTAGTCCGCAGCCCAAATGGCTGATGCAGTTTTCCCCAAGCCCTGCTCGTTAAAACAGAATGCCTTCTTGCGTATGGTCAAGAACTCGGTAGTGGTTTCCTGATGTGCGAACGGCTTATGCCGCCCCGGATAGTTGTATTCCTTCTTGACCGGCGAAGGTACGTTTTTGACCATCGTTGCCAGAGTGGTCGCTTCGTGCAAATCCCAGTGCACTAACACTTGATGTATATCTCCTATGATGTCAACCACCGCGCTTTTTTCTATAGCGTCGGTGATCTTGTCGGGATACTTGGTGTTAACCAGCAGCGCCCGGTTGTCTACTATTTCCATTACTTCTTCTTGGTCATCTTGGGGGTGTGATCGGAGTTGCGTGCGTACGACCTGTTGGCACTCGGCGACTTCAGCTTCAGGTTGCTCGGGGCGTTGGTGCCGCCCTTCGACAACGGTGTTATGTGGTCGATGTCCTTGCCGGTTCGGTCGATGCCTTTGGCATCCATAGCGCGACGTGCACGTTGGCGTTCCATGCGCTTCTCGTGTTCTCCGGGTCGCTTCTTCTGCAACTCGTACTCGTGCTTGATCGGGCGGGGTTTGTTCACGTACGGCATGACTGCCTCCTATCGGTTGCGTCGGGGTTGCCAGTGGTCGCATGACTTCACCGGACACCACCCGCGACATGTAAAGTTAGGCACCGGGTTCCATACCCCGGTGAGGTGGGCTTGCTCAAGCTGAGAAACCTCGTCGGTCCACTTCTTCCAACGTTCTGATTCCTCGATGCGTTTTACTTCTATCGGTACGAACGCATCGTGTACTACAAACAGCAGCCCGGCCTTGACTACCTGCACTTCGGGGAAGTGTTTGAACGTCGCTAGGGCCAATATCTCCAACTGCTTGGTGTCAGGGTATCCAGCCTTGCCGGTCTTGTAGTCCACGATCTTGGCTTCGTCGCCGTTGACGATGAGCAGGTCGGCAATGCCACGCCACCAACGGTTGACTGCGTTGAAGTCGCACGGCTCAAGGTCGCGGGTGAGCGCCATCTCGTACTCGCAATACTTGTCACCCGGCTTGCGGTTGAGCGCGTCGAGCGCATCCTTCATGTACTCATACATGGGCGGCAGCGGCTTACCCTCGCCGATGTATAACTCCGCAGCCTTGTGTACCTCCAACCCGTAGATCATCTGCTCGGATGTCGGCTCGGTTATGTCCCGCACAACACGCAAGTGGTAGTACTTCTTCTTGCATTGCTTGAACAGGGAAATACTGCTGTACGACCATGTGTGGTTCATCAACACTCTCCGTAACTTTTGCCGTACCCGGCTTCGCAGTTAAGCGGTAGCCCCTTGGCCCATGCTGGCGTCTTGCGCATGCACTGCACAACGTAGTCCTTGGCTTCCTCGGCTTCATCCTCGGGGGCTATGCAAGCGATGGCGTCATGGACGGTCAACACGACCTTGTACTTCCTCGACACGTCTATCAACTGCTCCCCGATGATACACCTTGCCACGGCTTGGCACACGTTTTCTACCGCCTTGCCGCCGTAAATTCGGTTCATAACCGTCTGCTTGCCACGCTTGGTTTCATACACGAAACCGTCGTCGGTAAGGGTCAGGCCGGGGTATTTCACGAACATCCCGTTGGGCAGCTTTATGCCTTGTCTGCCGTATACCGACAGCATGCTTCGTGCGTCGAAATCAACCGTGCGGTCTGCGACTATGGCTTCGAGCACCTTCTGTGCCCTCTTCCACAGTATGGGAATGCGGGGGTACGACTCCCTGTAGCCGCCGATGATCGTCTCGCATTCCTGCAAAGTAAGCAACACCTTGCTGTTAGCCAGCGCCCCCTGAAACTTGGCAGCGCCCATGCCGTACCCGCACCCAAGCACCGTTGTCTTGCCCACGAAACGCTCGGATGGGGTTACGTACTGCGGCTCGGTCTTGTATATCTTCGAAGCGGTAAGCTTGTACACGTCCTCCCCGTCGGCGAACGCTTGCACCAAGTCATCCTGCCCTGCCAGCCATGCCAGCACCCGTGCTTCGATCTGCGAGGAGTCGCAGTCGATGATGACGTAGCCGGGGGGAGCCAGCATGGCGTTGCGGATCAACGACCCGCGCTTCAGGTTTTGCAGGTTGACCTTGTCGTCGCCACCCCAACGACCCGTATGGGCCGCGTAGTACCGCAAGGGAACTGGCATCAACCCGCGAAAGCCGATGTCGATCAGCCTCTGTGTACGGGTTTCTTCTTGCGTGGACTTGACGCCTAACCTAGCAGCCACCACGGCCTGAACGGTCGGGTCTTCGTGTTCCAGCAGCGCGATGAAGTCCTTGTCGGTCTTGGA